CGCCTAGTTCTCTCGACTTGGCAAGTCGGCTGAGAATCTCTAGGAGAGGCAATATCGCTTCAAAGATCTTCCTCAGCTGTTTTTAATTTTCATTTTTAAAAAACTTAATAGGAAAACATAAACTAACTTAAAGAAAACCTATTTGGAAAACCTAACTATATATAATAATTTATTTATTACTGTACGGAGTACTATAGTAGTAAACTAAAAGGAGAAATTTTGATTCCACCACAAAAATTTTTATCTTCAACGGCTACCGTTTCCCAAAAGAAGGGAACAAGCGAAGCTGCTCCAGCCCGTTGCTTCGATACTAACTTCGGGTAAGATCAAAGTTCTGAATATTTAGCCTACCTACTCCTATAGGAAGGTAATAAAACTTAAGTAAATAAGTATATATGCCGGACGCGATTTGTGGGTCCGGGTATTTATTGACAAAGGCACGTACTTCAGATTTGAAATTAAACGTGACCTCACAGCACTTACCACCAGCATACCACCCCCAACTAACATAATGTGCCATAATAAAGTCGTAAACTTCATCTGGTATGTCGAGGGTTGCTAAAAAGAAAGTGATTTCCTTCATGAACGTCCAGTCAGTTCGGGTGAACCCAACCTGACCAAACAACTCAATAAAAAAGTCACCTTGGCTTTCTGACCGTCGTATGTTCGTAGAAGATCTACTCGCACCAGAGTAGTCGAAAGTGCTGTTTCACCTTGCCACCACTCCTTGAAGGATGATGGAATGCGGAGATTTAGATTTGTTCGTGTATCCGCAATCAAGGTATTGTTCAAACCAATTTCCTGGCCACCTGGATTGAAAACGTGAACTTGAATTATCACAGGCTCGGAAAGAGCGGCAACAGTTAACTTTAGACCAACTATCTTAAATGATCTGTCGCCACACCCCGCAAGGACTTGAAAATCCTTTCTGGCGAGAGTGGTTTGACTTCCTGCAGAAGCTGTGGTGTAATTTAACGTTGTAAGCGCTGGAACACGAGGACGAAAGCGGCGAACACGACGACGACGCCCACGATTCCGACTACGGCCCATAAAACGAAGTTAGTGAGCTGAGCTTTTAATACCACACTAGCAGGAGGGTGCAAATTTGGATTGATGGGAGAACTTATTTTTGATTTTTTATTTAATTCAGATTAACAAAGAAAATAAAAATTTTTTGTGATAGAATTGATGGTTAATACGAGTCTGGCTTCACCTATCTCGTATAAAA